GAATTTATTAGATTTGTATCCAATAATTGGGGTTGTAATATTTGGGTGTTTCTCAATTTTAAAATAGTCTCTGTATAAATTTTTTTCTTTATTGTAACATTCGTTATAATAAACAACATACTTAGGCATCATATCTTGGGTAATTCCATCTGGCAAGGGTTTTGCTGTTTTTCTTCTAGCTTTTTTACCCTGATTAAGATTTTGTTCTCTCTGTGTTGCCCATGTTAAATTTGAACGTCTATTATCTAATTTATTTCTATTAATATGATCAACCGAATAAACTGGGTCATTGATTTTAATATCATCCGGACATGTATTAATTAAACAATATCGATGTAAATAAAGAGAATAATTTTTTTGTGTTGAAAATAAATAACCAGTTAATTTATTAAGACTAAAACATGGTCGCACATCCATATTTAATATTTTTTCAATATCTTCACAAGAAATATAAGTGTAAATATCATTATTATTATTACAACTCATAAGATAATGTCTTTCTTTTGTTTTTTCATTTTCAACTAAATATAAGAAATTTTTCTTTTGATTAGCATATCGCCCACCAACAGAGAGCCTACCATCATCTTTATGGATAATTTTTTCATCAACAGATAAATAATTATCAATAGAATTATTGTCATTCATCATATTATAAGAAATGATATGATGAATTCTTTATATCAATTTTACCAAATAATGTCTGGATAAATGTCTGTCAAAAATTAATTAGAAATGAATTATATCAAAATCAATATAATTAACTCTTGAATTCTTATTTGCCGGACATTTCATTAATTCCTGCGTGTTTGTAAATGGAGGCTGTCGAAAATTTAATTCGAATATGCTAATCCTCCCATGCCACTCATAATACGGAGAACATTGTAGTTAACGGCGTATATGCGGACCTTGGCGGTGTGAGTGCCTTGGACACAGGCGTTAGAAAGGACAAGCTGAAGAGTAGCATTATCAATTCTGGAGAAGTTGCACGAGCCGGATGGCTGGTGTTCTTCGGGGCGAAGAGCGAAGGAGTAAAGGTTAATACCGGTATCAGGTGTGCGAGTGTGATGTTGGTATGGCTGGACGAGGTCGAAGTAGGTCCCTTCACGCTCGGAGAAGCGGTCCTGTCCGTTAAGTTGTAACTTGGCGGTGACAACGGGATTGTTACCCCAGCAGTGCATGGACTTGGCCGTTTCGGCCAGAACGAATGTGCCGGCGTCGGAGACATTGCTCCCGTTGACACCCGCGACTGTGGCGGCGTCCACGACAGAGGGGTTCCAGGCACCGACTTGCGGACCGGCGTTGTTCGTCGACGTGGCGGAAGTATCGTCGGCGAAACGGTCTTGGAATAAACCAGATGCGGTAATAACGCCTGTGCCACCCACCAGCGGTGGGTTGCTTGAAGTGGCATCCATTCCACCGAAAGCGTGAACCGCATTTGGCAGAGCATCAACACCGTCGGTGTAGTTGAAAGGCTGAGCGCCAAGAGTGCTATATAAAGTGTTGCCAGTCATAAGGGAAGCACAATAGTCAACATTAGCATCGGGCTGAACAACCCAGATTATTTCCTTGCACGGGTGGTTGAAGTTAAGCTTGAGCTTGTTGGAGGATGAACCTACAGATTCATCGCCGGTGTATTGGAGTTGCTCGATAAGGTACTCGTGGGGGTTTTGAGCCATACGTCTGCGCTCTTCGGTATCAAGGAAGACATAGTCAACATAGAGAGACGCGGCAACAAGTGACTGCTGGTAAGCAGTGGTGACCTTCATATCTCCAGTACCGCCGGCCAATGCGGTGACAGCCCATAGACATTCATCAATAGGACGAAGGTCAAGGTTAATCTTAACTTCGTGATATTGTAAAGCAATGAGTGGTAAAGCAAGACCGGGGTTACGGCAGTACCAGAATTGAAGAGGAACATAGAGGGTTGTTTCGGGTAAAGCATTGCGCGGGGCACATACTTGCACCGGGGCACTTGCTCCACAAGGACCATTAACGGCGGCAAACTTCGGGTCGGTGATGTAAGTTAATTGGGTAGTGTTACCGACCATCTTATTGTAACCGTCGGCTTGTTCAGCAGAGAGGGTAAGCTGGTTCCAGATATGCATCCAGTCACCATATTGGCGATCAATGCGCTGACCACCGATTTCAATCTCAACCTGAGAGATCATCTGCTCGCCGGGGCAGTCTAACCACCTGGCGTAAACATCAGTTCCCATAGATTGGTTAATTTCAGGAAGGGTGACCTGAAGGTATGTACGGTATGCGAGGTCACCATTGCGGCTAATAGTACATGTGACTCTGCGTCCAAAGTCGGCTTGTCCGTTGAATGTCTGTTCAATTGATTCCATAGCAAAGTTGGTATGGCGACGGTAGGTCACCTTCCAGAATGTAATTTGAGGATTGCCCGTAAGATAAACATCTTGAGCTCCGTAAGCGACTAGTTGCATTAATCCTCCTCCCATCTTATAATATTGCTAAAGAAAAAAAAATTTTGGATAATTATTTAAAAAATAAATAATTATTATAAATCCGGTTAGATATTACTTAAATATTATCTTCAATAAATTGCTTTATATAGGTGTCAACAAACACCTCTTTTTTACCCTCGTGCTTTCTAGAAAAGATATAGGAATCTCGTTTTTTTTGGATTCTCCATCCACTCTGTAATGCATTATATATAAATTTCATCTTACCAAGTTCAATAGCATCCATATTCGATTGTTTATCAACGATAATATTCGGCATTTTTTATATTATTAATACAAAGAAAAGTTAATATATTAACTAAATATTTATTGAATTAAACAAATGAAAATATTAAATTTAGTATGCCATCATTTAAACCAAAAAATAAAAAGATAATTGAGATGAATCAAAAGGATACGATTACTCTAGATGGAAAGCATAGGGAAATAACCTTAAAGATGACGAATGATAAAAATCATGTTTTGCCTAAATTAAAAAGTAAAAGATTAAGATTAAATCATATATTAAAGAAGGAGAGTATTAGTATTGAGGAGAAATTAGATATTGAAGATGAGTTAAAAACTATATCTAAACAAATTCGAAATATTGAAAGGTCTGAGAAGGAGTATTATCTTAATAACTCAAAATATGTATTTACTTATTTTGAAAATAAACAAAATATTGTAAAATGTAAGAAGAAGCCCACCATTCTTGATAAATTTTTCAATATTGAAAATGACGAAAATTCACTCGGTAGTTATGATAAAGAGCAAACGAATGTTCAGCAATATTTATCAAATATAGATGAATCTTTTATTGACATTAATAATTTTGTAGTACAGTCTGATATATGTAAAACATGTGAGAGAGGAGAGATGATAATGGTAGAAAACGAAGGCATATTGGTATGCAATCAATGTAGTTATAATGAAAGATATTTAGTAGATAACGATAAACCTTCTTATAAAGAACCTCCTAAAGAAGTATGTTTTTATGCGTATAAGAGAATCAACCATTTTAGAGAAATACTCGCGCAATTTCAAGCCAAAGAAACAACAGTAATACCCAATGACGTGCTTGAAAATATAAAAAAACAAATAAAAAGAGAACGACTAGTGTTAGAACAATTAACAAATAAGAAGGCTAAGGATATTTTAAAAAAATTAGGTTATAACAAATATTATGAACACATACCTTTTATTAAAGATAAACTAGGTATAAAGCCACCGATTATGAGGCCAGAATTGGAGGAGCTTTTATGTAATTTATTTATGGATATTCAGGCACCCTATGCGAAATTTTGTCCCGACGATAGGGTAAATTTTTTAAATTATTATTATACAGTTTATAAACTTTGCGAACTATTAGACCAAACACAGTTCTTACCTTACTTCCCAATGTTAAAAGATAGAGAAAAACGAATAGAACAGGACGAAATTTGGAAGAAAATATGCGAAGAGTTGGATTGGGAGTTTATAACAACGATTTAATTATAATCTTACGTTAATTATAATTAAATATATAATTTAGAGAGGGAAACCAACTAAATTAGCACCGATGCCTAGTCCTGCGCCACTGCGAGCCTGGACGCCCATACTTGGAACATATGTATCTAGAATACTGAATGTGGCGGCCGCGGTTAAAGCAATTAAGGCAATCTCATCAAGATTTAATGTTCTCTTGGGAATAGCAAAGGCGGCGAGCGCAACCATAATACCTTCAACGAGGTATTTGATAGCGCGATTTAAAAAATCTTGTAAATTAAGTCCATCTAACATATTATATTATCTAATTAGAAAAAAATATATTGATAATATAACTACTTAAATATCAATTTAAATAATTTATATTATGAATAGAAAACCTAATTTTGAATTGAAAGCGGATGATAATGGAAAAAATAATCCTAAATATGTGGATGTTTTGGATGAAGATAGAACTATTGCAGGACAAAAGTTTGTATGTTTATCTTTTCTATCTCCCGAGAATATTTTAAAAGAAAAAAAGGAGTTTTTATTTGAAAAATTTGTTAATAAATGGGAAATCTCTAAATCACTTGACAAATTTACACAGTTTTTACATTTTATAAGTTACAAACATAATTTAGACCAGGCTTTAATTCAAGATGATTTACAAGAATTTGTCAAGACTGAAAAAGATGCTCTATATAATTACAATGTCTCGGATGATTATAAAAGTTTTATTGAAAAGAATGAAGATGAACTAAACGCCGAATTCAGCGAGATCCACGCTTATCAAACCAATTCACGCGGTATCAAGGTTAGAGGCTCTTATCCAACGATTCAGGAAGCCGAGCTTCGATGTAAAATGTTGCGAGAAGCCGACCCGAATCACGATGTTTATGTCGGGCAAGTTGGAGTCTGGATGCCGTTCCACCCCGAGGCGTATAATACCGGTAGGGTAGAATATTTGGAAGAGGAATTAAATCAATTGATGCATGAAAAGAATAAGAATGAAGCATGTGCTAAAAAAGAATTTGATAATCGCGTTCAAGATGCAAAAAGGACCGCGATTGAAGATAACATTGAAAAAGCTTCAATTAGTGGTAATGTTCTTACACAGACAATAAATAAACAAGGCGACTTAATTGATGTAAAAGGTGCCAGCGAGGAAGATACCGAGTTAAGCAATGAAGTTATCTCTGCTAATATTCGCAAAGAATTATTTGACAGCGAAAATGTAGTTCGTGATAAGAATAGTGACCACGGTTTACAAGATGTTTTAGAAAACCTCGAAAAACATAAAAGTGCGGAGGTATTACAGGGATATCTAAGAAGTAAGTTAGTTAGAGATAGTACGGATAAATAACCTTATTCATTTATAATATACTATGTGTACAACCGCCTCGCCACAAAAGAATATTTTGCAAAGATAAACGAATAACTATACGCGATAAATCTATAAAAAGTGGGTCGAAGGGTTCTGCCGTCGGTTCAATGCGTCATCGGGAATAACGAGAGTCAATATTAATGACGCAACG